GAATAGTGTAGCAACTAAAGATGATTTAGTTATTAGTTTAGATGATATAAGATTTGCTATTACAGGAGGACACTATCACGCTAATAGTAATAACACTAATGATGAAGCATTTGCAGTTAGAGACTTCTTGATAGATCGAGTTAAGACAAGAGGTTATAGAATGAAGTTCCATAACTTATATTTAGTCGGAGGTTACCCACTTAAGAGTGAACGTGAGAACTTATGTAAAGCTTTAGATTTAGAAGAAGTATTTATTGATGTAACAAAAGAAGAATGTTTAGCAAGACTAGAAGCTGTTAATGATGGTAGAGATAAGATTGCTTGGAAGAAATACATTGATAAATGGTTTAATGATTTTAGATATTAAATAATAATAAATAATAATATTTTTTAACAATTTTGAGGTTGGTGATAGTTTGCTCCTTTCCTAGCACTGTAAAACTGCAAAGTGTTCCTCAAACTATACGCCCTGGCTATATTGAGTACTTTTATAGTCTGACGAGTACTGTAACGTGAGTTGCTCTTACACCAAAAAGGAAAATTTGAGTTTTCCGGTGAGAATTTACCGAACTTTTTCAATATTAATTAAACTATACGACTACCTTATAAAATTTATAAGTGAGGTGTTAAAATGAAAACAATTAAAATAGATTTAAGTAGAGACTTAGATTCAATTGAATTAGTTGCTTTATCTGATTTACATATTGGTGACCCTTTATGTGATATAGAACTAATCAAATCTAAAATCGAATATATTAAAAAGAATGAAAATGTTTATTGCATACTAAATGGTGACTTAATGAATAATGCCACTAAGAATAGCGTTAGTGATGTTTATGGTGAAACGATGACACCTATGGACCAATTAGCTCAAATCGTAGTTTTATTCGAACCGATCAAAGATAAAATCTTAGCCATTACTAATGGTAATCACGAAGCTAGAAGTTGGCGATTTGATGGAATTGATTTAATGAAGTTATTAAGTATGCAACTTAATATCGAAGATAAATACTGTAATGAAAGTGGATTGTTATTCTTAAGATTTGGAAAACAAAGTCGTGGCCATAAAGAGAAAAATAGTAGTGGTGAAGTTATGCGTGTTTGTTATGTGATATATGTAACACACGGTACTGGTGGTGGAAGAAAAGAAGGTGCTAAAGCTATAAGACTTGCAGATATGGCAAATATAGTTGACGCTGATATTTATATTCACTCACATACACATTTGCCTATGGTAATGAAACAATCATTTTATAGAACTGAAATTAGAAGCAGTTCTGTTTCTATAGTTCCTAAATTATTTGTTAACACTGCTTCAATGCTTAATTATGGCGGATATGGTGAAGTAGGAGAATTTAAACCTAATAGTAAAGATACACCTCATATTTTCTTAAGTGGTAAAGCTAAAAAGTTTTCAGCTAAACTTTAAGAGGTGACACAATGGAAAGAAGCGAACAATTACATAATATAATTGATGAGTTAGACGAGTCAGTTCAATTATTAGGTCACTCATTAGTTGATAGAATGCTATTTTTAGAAGCTCAACTATTCGAACTTGAAAAATTACCGTTTATCGAGTTTAAAAAAGACAATCCTTTAAAACAAAGAGAATTACCTGCTCGTAAAGCATATTTATCTATATTGCAGCAATATCACTTAATCATTAAAACGTTAGGAAAACTACTTGGAGCTGATACTGATAATGATTCGATGGGTGAATTTAAAAAGTATTTACAAACACTACAAACTAAATTGTATGGTGGTAGTTAATGCTTAAAGATATTATTACAACAAAAGATAGATATGAAGAGACATATTTATATGAGTACTTAAATGAAATAAATAGTGGAAAAATTCACGCTTGTTGGGAAATGCGACAAGAATTAGAAAACTTAGCTGAAGAATTTTTCTACGACGAGTACTTATATGATACTACTAAAGCTTATGTTTATATTGATTTTATAGAAACAAATATCAAGCATACTAAAGCTCCATTTGCAGGTAAACCATTTCTATTAGAGTTATGGCAAAAAGCTTTAATCGAAGTGTTATACAGTTTTAAAATTAAAAGTATTGATAGTGATCGATGGGTTCAAAGATTTGTAGAGTTACTTTTATGGATAGCTCGTAAGAATGGTAAGACAACATTAATTGCTGCACTTGAGTTGACTGAGCTATTCTTGTGTGCTCCTGGTAGTGGAATAGTATGTTCAGGAATGAATGATAAAATCGCAGACCTTTGTTACACAGAGATTAATGATATGCGAGTTTATATTGACCCTGACTCAGTTATTACTTGGAAGAATCAAAAAGGAATTAAGAACCTATTTAATAATAACTTCTTAAGAAAAATTAGCGACTCTACTCGAAATAAAGAAGGTGGAAACGTCGTAATGGCTGGTATAGATGAAATATGGTCATTAGAAAGTGACAGTATTTACTCGCCATTAAGACAATCTGCATCAACTCAAGATGAGTACTTAATTGCTTTATTTAGTAGTGATGGTGTTATAGTTGATGGCTTTGCTGATAAAACATTAAATGATTATATTAAGATTATTAAACGTGAAAATATCATTGATGCTGACAAACGTAAACTACCTTGGATATACAAGATGGACACTGAAAAAGAAGTGTGGCAAGTAAATGAAAAAGGAATTAATCCTTTATGGCAAAAAGCAAATCCTAGTATTGGTACAGTTAAGAAGTGGTCATTTATGCGTGACTTATGTGATGAAGCAACTGTTAAAATGAGTACACGTTTAACGTTCTTAACTAAAGACTGTAATATTAAACAAGGTGCTAGTGAACGTTGGCTTAATCCGAATATACTTGAGTACAATGCAACTTTTGAATTAAGAGAGTTTGAAAATTATTGGGCAGTAGCAAGTGTCGATTTAGCTGAAACAAACGATATGGTCTCTGCAAAAGTTTATGTATTTAAAAATAATTCAAGTTACAAATATGTACTTCAACACTATTGGATACCTAAATCTAAATTAGAAGACCCTAAAATGAATGACATAAAAGTTGGAGCTAGATATGAAGAATGGGAAAGTGCTGGACTACTTACAATTATTGATGGTAATGACATTAAAGATTTAGGAGTAGTTGCAGACTGGTTATATGAAGTAGTTCAACTTAAATATAAAATTAACATTTATAAGATTGGATATGACCAAAAATTTAAAAACGATTTTATTCGTAAATGTGAATATTATGGTTGGAATGATAGAGAAGAATTGATTGTTATTAATCAAAGTCCGGAAACACTACATCGAGCGATCTGTCAAGTTGAAGCTGACTTGAAAGACCAATTGATTGTTGGTTTAAACGTAATTGATAAGTGGTGTTTAAGTAATGCTGGACTTAAGATTAATGGTGACGATAAATCAATTTTAAAGAAATCTGAAAGAAATCGACGTATCGACGGAGCTGTGACATTAGTAATGTGTCAAGAGATGCTTAATAGATATAGTCAAGAAATAGCGGAACTGATACCGAATTAAACAGGTGGTGAATTATGGGAAAAATATTAGATTCTATTTTAGGGAAATTAGGTTTTGTTAAAAGTGAAAAAAGCAAATCTATATTAATGGACTTTCTAGATGGCAGCGGAGCAATTTATAGTCAATATGGTGATGAGATATACGCTTATGAAGTAGTTCAACAAGCGATGCACTCGATCGTTAGTGAGTTAAGTAAAGCATTACTTACACACGTTAAAATCTCAAATGGCGAAGAACAGTTTATTACTGATGATGTCCAACGAGTTTTAGAAAATCCGAATCCATTAATGTCGATGAGTGATTATATTGAAAAACTTTCGTGGAATTTACTATTTAATGAGAATGCTTTTTCGTGGCCCACTTATAGTAAGAGTGGAAAGTTAATTAGTCTTACACCTTTACAACCTACAGATGTTGAATTTAGAGAGTATCAAAATGGTATGTACGTATGGATGAAATTTAGAAATGGAGCTGAAGGTGAAGTTCCTTATGATAGATTAATTCATATTAGAAGAAAGTTTTCAGTAAACGATGTAATGGGTGGAAACAAGTACGGTAAACCTGATAATGAAGCTTTACTTAAGACTTTAAAAATGAACGAGAAAATACTTGATAATTTAGCTAAAGCTTTAGACTTCTCAATGAAAATTAATGGTGTAATGAAATTCAAATCACAAGTTAATAGTACTGAACAATTAAAATGGCTTGCTGATTTTGAGAAAAAAATTGCTGAATATGACACAGCAATATTACCAACCGATTTAAACAATGAATATGTTCCTATTAATAAACAAATTCAATTTATTGACCAAAAGACTTTAGATTTTATTGATGAAAAGATTTTACGTTATTGGGGTGTTCCTTTAGCAATCGTTAAAGGAGATTATACTACTGCTCAATTTAATGCGTTCTATCAAAAAACGTTAGAACCGATCTTAATTAAAATGGAACAAGCTCACACTAAAGCATTATTTAGTAATAAAGAAAGTTTTGGATACGGACATAAAATTAGATTATATCCTGAAGATTTAATTCATTTAGATAATGACCAAAAATTAAAATTATTTGATTTATTAGTTGACTCAGCAAGTTGCTTTAAAAATGAATTACGTACTAAGTTTGGTATGAGACCTGACCCTGAATTTAATAATCAAATTGCAATGTCATCAAATAAAACAAATGCTGAAAATAATAGAGTTGACGGAGGTGAAGTAGATGAGTAAAGTATATGGTTTTTGTAAAGCAGGATGTAAATATCCTGTTGTAAGTGAAGAAGATTGGTTAAAGTCTATTCCTAGTGTTGAGATTGCACAATCTACTTACACTAATCCGACTAATGGTGCTGTTGTTCCAGCTTATATTCTTGAAACAAATCAACTTTATAAAGTATTTAAAAACGACGGTAGTTATGGTTGGAGTTTTACTATTAAAATTGACTATTGGGCAGATACAAGTTGTGGTACATATCAAATACCACTTCCTGAAGTTGTTAGTAAAAATCAAAATGAAGTTAAGTTTAAATTAATTGATGTTCAAGATTCTAGTGATTTAGGTAAATCTACTTTAAAGATTATTTATGAGTTAAATGATAAATTAACTGTATATCAACCTACACTTCCATTAGCTTATTCTAAAATTGAAGGTAGTGCTCGTGTTGAAGGTCTATCTAAAGTTTACTTAGTTAAAGAAGAAAGTAGTCCAGCAGTACCTTATAGTAGTGGTACTGGTGGAGGTGTAGATGAAGAAGCTGTAGATAAATTAATTTTAGCTAAAGGATATGCTACTAAAACACAAGTCAACAGTTTAATTACTATTACAGAAAATACTGATGGAACTATTAACTTAGTAATCAATCCTATTAAGTAGGTGATAGTATGGCAGATAAAAAAGTAAAAGGAATCGTAGCAAACGGAAAACCTTTCACGATCGGTGGAAAATCAGTTAGTAAAGTAATTATAGTTGGTGGAGATACTTACATATTAGAAACTATCGAAACTAAAACAATTACTTATATAGCTAATGGTTCTACTTATACAACACGTTCTATCGCAAAAGGTAGTGAGTTGACAATGTACAATATTCCTAACGAACCTGTACGAGAAGATTGGACGTTTATAGGTTGGTATAAAGGTAGTACTAAATTAACAGTTGGTACTGTAATAACTGAAGATATTACTGTTACTGCTAAATGGGAACAAGAAAAACAAACTGGAGTAGAAACTTTAACTTGTAAAGATTGTCACGGTGTTGGTCAAATAGAAACACTTTGTCCTGTTTGTGATGGTACAGGTATTATCACAAATGCTTGTAATAATTGTGGTATTGATTTAGGTAATGATTGGAGTATAGATATACAACCTAACTGTCCTAAATGTTCTGCTGATTTAACTAAATCTGGAGCTGTTAATCCTAATGTTGAATGCTATGGTGCTTGTGGTGGTACAGGTAGTATATTTGAAGATTGTTATTGTGGAGATGGTATGCAAGAATATCCTGTCTACGAAACAATACAAGAAATTTATTAATATGGAGGTAAACTAAAATGATTAAATGTGCGAAACAGTCACCTAGAGTTTGTGGTGACAATACAATTCGTTGGTACGAAGGTGATACTTTTCAAATCGAGTTAAACTTTACTAAATTAGACAATAACGGAAATACACTTTCAGTAGAAGAAACTGATGTATTTGCGATGACAATTGTTAATAAACAAAAAGAAGTAATTCACGAAATCGAAGTAACTGGAACTAATACAATCGTTATTGATATGACAGAAGAATTGACTGCTAAATTTACTAAAGGTACATATTTCTATGATGTTGAACTTAGAGGTGAATATATCACAACTGTTGTTAATGAAAACAAATTGGTGGTGGAATAATGAAGGTTGATGTTAATGTTGTTTTACAACCGAATATTAATGTAAAAGGTGAAGCTAAAATTCCTTATAAAGCAATAATCGGAACTACTATCAACACTCCAGAAGATAAAACAATCGAATTAGGTGGAGATTATGACGGAAGTGATATTAACGTTACTAAAAATGGAACAGTTGATATTGAGGGAATGATTAGTGAGAAAAAACTTCCATTAAAAGTAAATGTTGAAATTGCTGAAAAAACTTGGGATAAGGTTGTTGATGAGTGTGTTCCTGTTCATAAAGGAAAATATGAATTTATCGCTAGTAATGGAGTAGATTTATATAGTTCTACTGATAGTAGCACTAACACAGGCATTTGGCATACAAATTTACAAACAGGAGTTATAACAAAAATATACGATAAATTGAGTAATTGGTGTTATTTTTATGAAGATTCAAAAGGAAATATATATGTTGGTACATATAATAAAAATTCAGGTATTGTACATTTAAAAGATGGAATTGCTACACAAATTTATACAGCTGAATGTCATTGGGACACATTTTATGAAGATACGAAGGGTAACTTATATGCAATACCTACATATACAAATTCTACTTATAGTCTTCTTCATATAACAGATAAAGTTTGTGTAAAAATATTACAAGTTACTAATATGCCTGGTGGTCAGTTTATTGAAAATGAATATGGATTATATGTTTCAGTATATTCGTCGCAATTAACTTCAAGACTAATTCTAGTTAATGGGTTAGAGTATGAAGAAGTAAATGGTATAACAACAAATCTATCAAATTTAGTTAAAGACAGCAAAGGCAATGTGTATGCCTCTGCGTCTGCTAGTAGTAATACATATTTTAATATTATTAGAGGTACAGATGTTATCTATACTAATACAACGGATACTTATTTAAGAGCGGTTAGCGTTTGTTATGAAGATTCAAATGGTAATACATATCTTTGTAGTAGTGAAGCTATTTTATATGTTACGGAACAAGGTATTACTCAAATATATGCTGGTGGTTATTTTAATACTTTTTATACTGATTCAAAAGGTAATTTATACGTTGTATCAAGTACAACTAGTAGTAGTTCAAAAGGATTAGTACATCTAGATGGTGAAACAGCAACTAATATATTTAATGAAACAAGTGGATTAAAATTACACGAAGATTCTAAAGGTAATTTATATGGTATAAAAGAAGGTTGGAGTGGGATAGTGCATATAAATACTGATGACTTAACTGCAACTAAAGTCACTTCTAATGGTCAACATAATACTTTCTTTGAAGCTAGTAATGGCGATGTATATATTACTAAAATTCCTTCTAAAGAAGGTAGCTATATACATCATCTAAACGGTAAAGTTGGAACTTATATATTAGGTGTAATTTCTTGTCAAACTATTTTTGAAAAAAATAACAAAGTATATGTTTTTGAAACTGAAAAACCAGAATATAATGCAAATGGTTATGAATTAGTAGGAACAACTGTTTCAAAAATAAAATATTTGGAGGTTGAATAATGACTATTTATTTAATTAGAGAAGATAAAACTTATGAAACTTTCGATAATGTAATTGAATGGAATATAAACTATGTAATCTATCAAGCTGGTCGAGGTCGTTGCAAAATCTATGCTGTTGGAAATGAATATTTTACTGATGTTTTACCTGAAATTGAGGAAGACAATGAATAAAATATTATTCTGGATATTACAAATCACTTGGGGAGTAATAATGAACGTGATCGGTTTAATTGCTTTCCTTGTGTTAGTAATTACAAAACACAGACCTAGAATATTTCATCAAATGGTCTACTTTGTTACAGGTAGTAATTGGGGTGGAATAAATCTTGGTTTCTGTACAATAATTAGTAGAGCAAGTGGAGAATCAACACTAAGACACGAACACGGTCATTTTATTCAAAATGCTTTATTTGGTCCGTTGTTTTTAGTGCTAGTTGCAATTCCTAGCTTTACTAGATCGCAATATAGAAATTGGTTAGTTCGAACTGGTCGTAAAACTAGAAAAGAACTACCTGATTACTATTCTGTGTGGTTCGAAGGTCAGGCAACTGACTTTGGATATAAATATTTGAAGGAGGTGTAAGGATGCCTGAATTAATTAGACGTAATATGGCTTTAGAAATTAGAGCTGATGCTGAAGCTCCTGATGGTGTAATTAGTGGTAGAGCAATTGTTTATGATACACCTACTGATATCGGTGGTTGGTTTCAAGAAACAATCGTTAAAGGTGCTATCGACGAAGAACAATTAAAAGAAGATATCAGTTTATATTGGAATCACGATTACAACTCTAAACGTTTAGCAAGAAGTGTTATTCCTTTATCTGATAAAGGTGGTTTAGAGTTATCTGTTGATGAAAAAGGTTTACCTTTTAAAGCTAATTTAAACTTAAAGAGAACAGATGCAAACGATTTATACGAGTCTATTAAAGACGGAACTTGTACTGCTATGAGTTTTGGTTTTTATGTAGATGAATCTAGATGGGAAGATGAAGACACAAATTATCCTAAACGTTTTATCACTAAATTAACGTTAGTTGAAATTAGTTGTGTTAATGACCCAGCTTATAAAGCGACTACAGTTGGCTTACGTAGTAATTTATCATCGGAAAATGATAAGTTGGCATTGGACCAAATGCTATTGAGCCGTAAAAATAAACAAGACGTGGACAACGCAAAAGAGCTTGAACTTTTAAAAATCAAGACATTAATTTTAAACAAATAAATACCCTACCTAGTATGGTATAACAAAATTAACGGAGGAATTTAAAATGAAAGAAAAATTATTAAAATTAATTGAAGCTAAAAAAGCTGAACAAAAATCTATTCGTGAAAAAATTAAAGCTTCTGAAGATATTAATGAAGTTCGTTCTTTAGGTGAAACTTTAGATAAGATCGCTGAAGAATTAAAAGCTTTAGAAGAAATGGTTGCAAATGCTGAAGCTGATGAAGAAGCTGCTAACGAAGAAGGACGTAATGCTTTCAATCCTATGGGAACTTATCAAGTAGTTGGTGCTCCTGCTCAACCTGCTGAAAAAGTTGATGTTCGTTCAACTAAAGAATATCACGAACAATTTAGAACTTATATTCGTTCAGGTGTTATGGGTGACAAACTAGTTAAACGTGAAGCTACTGCTAGTGTATCTACAGAATTAGGTGTATTATTACCTGAAACAACTGAAAAAGCTTTCTTAGAAGCATTAAAAGAAGATTATGGTTACTTATACAATGCAGTTTATAAGATGAACACTGTTGGTGGTGTTAAAATTCCAATTGCTTCATTTGCTGCTACATATACTCGTATTGTTGAAGGTGCTGTATCTGAACGTACTAAAGCTGGTGAAGTATTAGGTTATGTTCAATTTGGTTATAACATTGGTGAATTAAGATTAGCTCGTACTTTATTACAAGCTTTATTAGCTCCAGAAACATTTGATGCTGCATTCGGTAAATTATTAGCTCAAGCTTATGCTGAAGGTACTGATAAAGAAATCTTAAAAGGTGACCCTGCTAAGAATGAAATGGAAGGTATCTTAACTGAAGCTGCTAAAGAAAATAATGGTAGATTAAAAGGTCACGTTATTGATTTTACTGCTGCTGAAATCGCTGATTGGACAGCTTGGGAAAATAAATTCTTCGGTATCTTACCTGTTGAATTAGAAAACGGTGCTGAATTTGTAATGGCTAAACGTACTTATGTAGGTAACTTATGTACTTTAAAAGATAAGAACGATCAACCTATCAATAAAGCTGGTTTCGATGTTGCTGATAAACAATATAAATTCAATGAAGTTACTGTTAAGAGAGTTCCTGAAACTTTATTCAAATCATTTGATGCTTGTGCAAATGATGAATACTTTGGTATGTATTGGGTAGGCCAAAAAGCTTATGCTATCAATCAAAACTTACAAGTTTCAACTCATCACTACTTCGATCACGAAACTAACCAATATGTTGATAAGATGATTTTCATCAACGATGGTAAAATCTTAGACCCTGAATATATTTACTTATTAAGAAAGAAAGTTAGTGCTTAATAATGGCTAGTAAAAAAGTTACTGAACCTAAAGTTAAAGTAAAAGTTGTATCATCATTTTATGATTTAAAATCGAACAATATTTTACGAACAGTTGGTGATGTAATTGAAGTAACTGAAAAACGTGCTGATTATTTAATTAGTCGTAAATTAGTTATTAAGGGTGAGTAAATCTCGCTCACCCTTTGTTTCAATTATTAACCTTATAATTTATTTGAGTAATAAATAAAAATCAATCTAGGGTTAAATTTGGAGCTTAAAATCAAACAATAGGGGTGGTTATATGACAAAAGATGAATTATTAAAAGAAATAAAAACTGCATTAGGTAATATACCATCTCATTTAGATGGAACGATTACTTTATATATGGACGAAGCTATCAATTATATGCTTAGTGCTGGAGTACCAGAAGAATTATTAGATGAAGACGATATTAATAATAAATGTGTTGGTTGCATTATTCGTGGTGTAGCTGATTTATGGAACTATGGTAATGGTGATACTAAATTAAGTGAGTACTTTCAACAACGAGTATTACAATTAGTATTTGAGGCGTATAAATAATGGCTAAACAATATCAACCTCAAACACCATTTAATGTTCCATTTATAATATTGTCGTTAACTAAAGAATTTATTAATGGTGTAAATAAACAAACATATGTTGAAGGAACTGAAATCTATTTCTGTTCAGCTAAAGCATATGTTGGTGTTAATAAACAAATTAATAATATTACTGCTGAAGAAGATACTTTAACAGTAGACACTTGGTTCAATCCAGTTCTTAAGAAAAATGACCGTATTAAATTACTAGATGACGATACTATTTGGGAGTTAACTACTGCTCCTGAAAATATTAACCGTAGAAATCAATATATGAGATTTAAGGTGGTACGTTACCGTGGGTAAAAAAGGTGGTTCAAATGGAAAAGCATTTATTGAGATGTATGGTGTAAGTGATTTACTTAAAAAGATAGAAAAAGCTAATGGTAATTTAGAAGATGCTATCTCTAAAGCTGTTGAAAAAAGTGTAGAGTTACCTAAACAAGATATGCTTAACTTTATGGAACAACATCATAGAAGTGGAGACACTGAAGAATCTTTCACAGTTTATCCTATTAAATGGAAAGATGGAGTTGGAACTGTAAAATTAGGTTTTAGTATTAAAAAGAAAGGTTTACCTGCTGTTTTCTTAAACTATGGTACACCTAAAATTCAACCTACTTTCTTTATACAACACGCTGTAGACGATCACATAGATGAAATACATCAAATACATCGAAATACACTTGAAGAAATTTTGAAGGAGTTATTATGAACGAATTATATGAGTTATTTAAACAATTAGGTTATGACAAACGTTACTTTAGACAAGGTTCGTTAATTGATGATAATTGGCCAGAGCATTTCTTCACATTTTGGAAGCTATCACCTTCTACGTTATTGTATCGTGATAATAAATTAAAAACATATAGTCTTGATTTAGTAATTTACTTTTATTCGAATGATAGTGAGTTTGTTTATACTGAAATGGATAGATTTATTGAAGAAGCAAAAAAAGCAAAATTTATTGTCGAAGGAAAACCTTATGATGCTCCTAGTGGGAGAACTGATTACTTTGGACAATTGATTAATATTAGAAAACTTTACAAGGAGGAAAAATAAAATGGCAAAATCATTTAATGATTATCGTGGTATCCGTGATGTAAGAGTTGCCTTTAACGTAGTTGATAGTGCTAATGGCTATTCAGCTGACGAATGGGAAGACTTAGAAGGTTGTGAATCTATTAATGTTGAAGGTAGTGAAAGCTATGCTGAACGTTTTAGAGATAATCAAGCAGTTGGTGGTATCTTAGCTGAAGGTACTGATGTAGCTACTGCTGTTATGGACGTTTTAGCTCGTAAAGTAAGAGCTAGATTAGAAGGTCGTACTTACGTTGAAGGTAAAGATATGATCGTTAAAACAAAGAAAAAACGTAACTTTGTTGCATTATCTTATATTGGTAAATTAACAGATGGTACTGAAGAATTAAATATTATGTACAAATGTTTAGTTACTGGTGGTAATACATCTCATACAACTGAAAATGATGGAACAGATGTAACAACTGTTGAATATCAATTCAATGCAGCTTACACTGCTTATAAATGTGATTGTGGTAATGGAATTAAAGAAACTTTCAAGAGTGTTTGTGTTCCTATTACTGAAAGTGTTACTGAAGAAATGCTATTAGGTGAATTTACTGATGGTAAATCTACTATTGCACCATTAATTCCTGAAGAAATTATTGGTTTAGCACTTTAATAACACACAATTGAAAGGAGAAAATAAAATATGGATATTAAATTAAATGTGTATCAAGATAGACTTTGTAGAAAGCTAGATAGAACTTTAGTAGCTCAAGAATTTGATTTATCAACTGCTATTTGTGAAGATGTAATTCAAATTATCAATCCAGATAACTTTGCAGGATTGAGTGCATTATCTAAAGAAAGTCAAGTAGAAGTAATTACTGATTTAATTAAAGAAGGTTATCCGTTCTTTATGGAATTAATTAAAGAAATCTTTGAGTTAACTGATGATAGTGGTTATTACAAAGTATCTGATATTGGTGGAGTAATAGTACAAATCTATTACTTTGCAATGACTCAATTAGGAAAAGCAGTTGGGAAGTTAACAGGAAAAAACTAAATGAGGGTGGTGGGTCAACCACTACCCTTTATGAAGTTTTATTTAATTTGCAACTAAGTTTATGTGATAGATTTCACATAAGTCCTTTTGAAATAAGAAAACAACGTTTTAGTGAGTTTTGTTTATTAGTTAAAAGACTTAAACAACAAGAACGAACTCCTACTACGAACAATAATACAACAAACAAGAAGAATTTTAAAAAAGTAACGTTTACCAAGAAAAAACAGCAATAAGGAGGTGGTCTTATGGCTGAACAAAATTATATTGGTATAGCGATGGGTTTAGATGTCACATCCCTTAAAGTTGGTTTAAATGAAGCTAATAAACAAATACAACTTGCAAATAGTGAATTTAAAGCTGCATCAAGTGGTATGGATGATTGGTCTAAATCTACAGAAGGTCTGAGTGCTAAAGTTAAACAACTAGACACTGTTTTAGATTTACAAAGACGTAAATTATCTGGCTTACAAGCTGAGTATGATAACGTAGTTGCAAAACAAGGCGAAAATAGTGAAGCTGCTAGACGACTTAAAATTCAAATTAACAATCAACAAGTTGTTGTTAATAAAACTGAAAAAGAATTTCAAAACTATAAAACTACTTTAGAACAAGCTGAAGCTGGTACAGTTGATTTAACACAAGTTACTTTAAAAGCAGGTAAAGCTGTTGATAAATTAGGTGACGAAGCTAAAGAATCTGGTTCTAAAATAGATACAATTAAAGGTGTAGCTGGTGGTGTAGCTAAAGGTTTATTAGGTATAGCTGGTGCAGCTGCTGGTGGTATTGCTACATTTTTAGCTTTAGGTGAGTCTACTCGTGAAACTAGAAATAATATGGCTAAACTTGAAGCTGGCTTTGTTACAGCTGGTTTAACTGCTAAACAATCAACTGATACATACGCTAAATTATATGGTGTATTAGGTGACACAGGAAAAGCAACTGAAGCTACAGCTATGATTGGTCAAATGGCTAAAAGTGAAGAAGACTTAGCTAATTGGACTAATATTGCTACAGGCGTGTATGCTACTTTTGGTGATAGTTTACCAATCGAAAATCTAGCAGAAGCAAGTTTAGAAACTTCTAAAACCGGCAAAATCACCGGAGGATTAGCAGATGCATTGAATTGGGCTGGTATCAGTGAAGAAGAATTTCAAAAGCAATTAGATGCTTGTACTACTGAGCAAGAACGTCAAAAGTTAATTACTGATACACTAACAGATACTTATAGTGATGCTAGTGACCAATTTAAAGAAACTAATAAAGATGTAATTGCAGCTCAAGAAGCAGATGCAGCTTTAACTCAAGCTATAGCTGAATTAGGTGCAGTTGCTGAACCTATTATGACTAATCTTAAAACACTAGCAACAGGTGTAGTTACAGCTATGATGCCTTTTGTTACTTTATTAGGTGGAGGCTTAACTGATGCTTTAAACGGTGTAGATGGTGGAGCTGAAAAAATGGCTGAAGGTTTAAGTGGTATTATTACTACTTTACTAGATACTGTAAGCTCTATGCTACCTACATTAATTGATTTAGTAGTGCAATTAGTACCTAAAATTATTAATTCATTGTTAGATGCTTTACCTCAATTACTAAAAGTAATAATTGATGGAACAATATCTATTATTGATGGACTAGCTAAAATGCTACCAGTAATTGTTGAAAAAATAATGGAGATACTTCCAATTTTGATTAATCAATTAGTTGCTGCTGTACCACAATTAATTGAAGCTGCAATTACTTTATTAATGTCAATTGTAGATTCTATTCCTATTATTATAGATGAGTTATTAAAAGCTTTACCTACAATGATTAATACTATAATTGATGCTATCATTAAAGCTTATCCTATGTTATTAGATGGTGTATTAAAATTATTTATGGCTTTAACTGATGCTATTCCTGTAATTATTGATTTATTAATTATTGCTTTACCTCAAATTATTGATGCTTTAGTTAATGGATTAATTGAAGCTATTCCTATACTTTTAAAAGCTTGTATCCAATTTTGGATGGCATTAATTCAAGCAATACCTACGATAATTTTAGAATTAATTAAAGCTTTACCTAAATTATTTACTACAATTTATAATTCATTAACTAATGCTAAAACTACTTTATTTAATAAAGCTAAAGAGTGGTTTATGAACTTTGTAAGAGCTTTACCTAGTATTATCAGTGATTTAAAAGTTAAAGCTCAAGAAGTTATCAATGCTGTTTTCACTGAATTTAAAGCTATAGGTGAAGATATGAAAGAGTATGGTAAAGACGTAGTTGAAGGTTTATGGAATGGTATAAAAGATAAAGTACAATGGATAAAAAATAAGATTAAAGGTTTTGTTGGTGATGTTAAAAGTTTCTTTACTGATTTCTTTGGTATTGAAAGTCCATCAAAACTTATGCACGATGCAGTAGGTATGTATCTTGGTGAAGGTATTGGCTCAGGATTAGTTGATTCTTTACCTATCGTTAAAAAAGATATTGATGCATTTAGTAATAAAGTTGCTAATAATTTAGGAAATATTAAGAGTGGTTTAACTCTTAATAGTGGTGTTAATGCTGGTTCTTCTAGTGGAGGTAGTGTTGGTGGTGTTATTAATAATTTCACACAAGTTATTAATGCTCCTAAACAACCTAGTTTAGAAGATTTATATAGAAGAACTGGTAACTTATTAGATTTGAAAGGTGGTGCGGTGTAAAATGTACGATTGGAAAGTTGAACACAATACTTTGACTTTAAATATCACAAATCAAGAAGATAAATGGATATTAGATAAAGTTAAAGGTACAAGTCCCGTACCAACTACTTTCAATGAAACTACAATGATCGGTGTAGATGGTGTTACGTTAAATGGTTCTAAACGTTCTAAACGTAATTTAGTATTTACTTTATTTATTGAAGGTGATTGTGAAGCAAATCGTGATGAGTTATATGAGTTCTTCACACCGAATAACTCAGTTAGATTATACTGCGATACACCTTACAAACAAGTGTATATTGATGGTGTAGTTGAAACTTGTGAGTGTGAAGTTTATGAACAAGTAGAAGTAATGCAAATAAGTGTTCTTTGTCCTGACCCTCACTTTAAAAAAGTTGAAGCTACTGAAAGTTTCAATATGGCTCAAACTGGTGGAATTACATTTCCTTTATCAGTAGAACACGATGATACAATTATATTAGGTGAGTTTTTCTTTAATAATCAAGTGATACTATATAATTCTGGTAGAACTGAAATTGGTTTTGATGTAACTATTGAATTATTTAATGATACTAATATCGTGACTTTATTTAATGTTGACAATGAAAATGAATATTTAAGCTTCTCAGGAGACTTTAAAACTAATGATATATTACATATCAATACAAATCATCGTGTTAGAAATAGAGCTACTATTACTCGTGGAAATGTGACTACAAGTTTATTAAATAAACTAGTTGCAGGTTCTACGTGGATAAAACTTAACACTGATGTAAAAGTGATCGGTTGTAATGAGAACTGTTATATGGAATTTATAACTCGTGATGAAGTGGTAGGTCTTTAATATGGTTGTATTAAACATCTTAGATGAGAATAGAGAATTGATAGATATTATCGATTATGCTAGTGAGATATTGTGGAGTAAAAAATATTATGATGTTGGTGGCTGTGTATTTAAAATCACAGCTAACCAATATTTAGTTGAGTTATTTACTAAACACGCTAAATACATATCACGAGATAATGATGATATGATATGTATGGTTGTTAAGGTTTCGCTATCGCAAAATATAGACACAGGTGCAGATGAACTTACAATTACGTGCCTTTCATTAAGTCATCTTCTTACTCAAAGAATTATATGGGAACAATTAAATGTAAATGATACTGCTGACATATGTATGCGATATTTAGTTCAACAATGCTTTATTAATACTACTACTGATAGACAAGTATCATATATCAAATTAGGTGATTTAACTTATTATGGACCTAATGTTATTAAACAAATATCGTATGATAATTTATTAATTGCTATCCAAGAATTAGCTTTAACTTATAATATTGGCTTTAAATTTACGATGGATGACAATAAGAACTTTATATTTAATTTATATCGTGGAACAGATAGATCGATCAATCAAGATATAGTTGACCCGATCGAGTTCAATCCTGGTTTACACAACTTACAATCATTTACTTATGATTTAGATTTAAGTAGTGCAAAAAATGTTGTACTAGTTGGTGGTGAAGGTGAAGGAACTCTTCGTAAAAAAGTAACAGTTGGTAATGCAACTGGTATTAATCGTAAAGAAATGTTTTTAGATAATCCTAATACTTCAACTAATAACGGTGATATTGTAACAACTGATTACAACACAATGTTAATTGAAAGTGGTAATGCTGCATTATCTGAAAATAGTATCACTGAATCATTTAACTTTGAAGTAGACGTTAATAGTTATATTTATAAAGTAGATTATGATTTAGGTGATATTATTACTGTTACAGCAGATTATGGTTTAACTTTAACTGCTAAAATTATTGAAGTTATTGAAACTTGGTATAGTGATGAACGATACGATGTTAAAATTATCGTTGAAATTTAAGAGAGGTGATATAAATGATTAGATTTGGATATTTTCCTTCAAATACTGAATTAGGAATAAATAATGAATATAACGGATTCGATTTCAATTTGCAATTAAAATATTTAGTTGGTAATGGTGTATTTGCTACTCAACACGGAACTCCAAGTGATTTCTTACAAGTGTATGCTCATAACGGTATGCAAGTTAAGATTAAACCTGGTGCAGGTAATTTCTTTAATACTTGGTTCGAATCAGATGAAGAAGAAATATTAACACTAGATAGTGGAGATACTTCAGATCGAATTGACTTAATTGTTGTTGAAGTTAATAAAAATCCGACTGTATTAAAGAGTGAATTTAAAATCATTAAAGGTATTCCTGCTAGCTCTCCAGTTGAACAAAGTATTGTTAGAACTACTTATGTAGAACAATATCCGTTAGCAGCTATTTATGTTAGAGCTAATACAACTAGTATTTATCAAACTAATATTACAGATAAACGTGGTAGTAAAGATTGTCCTTGGGTAACAAGTTTAATTACTCAAATGGATACATCTACTTTATATTTACAATACCAAGAATCGTTTTGGAATTGGTTTAATAATATTAAAGATACACTATCAACAACTACTTTAATGAGAAAATATACTGGATTTGTTCATACTACTGTTGAGAACCAAATCGATATTGAAATTCCTGTAGTTGAATATAACAGTGTATTAGATATTTTACAAGTACACATTGAAGGTCGTATTTTAAGAGAAGGTGTTGACTATTCTAAAACTGGTTTCTCATCAATTAGTTTAACTAACGCACTACCAGTTAAAAACACTTTAGTTTACTTTGAAATATTTAAGTCAGTTGATGGTAGTGATGCTGAAACAATTGCATCTTTGGTTTATGATTTACAAACTAGAGTAAATAATGGTGCAATTACTAAAGTAGATGGTACTGATAAACTAACTATTGTTAATAATATTGCTACTGAAGTATTAAACGCTGGAGTTGGTTTCCATACTTTATATATTCCTAGTACTATTGCAAATATGCCTATTAATAATAAAGTTTGGAGAGGCTATGCAAGTTTTACTAGTGCTACTAAAGGTTATATAGTTATTATTAGTGAAGATGGTGACACATATACTATTAATTATAAAGAAGGTAGTTGGAGTCCTTGGCGATGTATATATCAACATAACGTTAAGATGTTATACACTTCAGTTGGTAATTTAGTAAATGCTACTTTTGATACAACTTTTAGTAAAGCTTTATCAAATTGTGCTAATGGTTATGTATTAACATTTGCTAAAAATGGAAGCATTAATGAAATGAACTTCCACTATCATTTACCTAAAGTAAGATACGATGGTAGCAAGTGGAACGGTCAATCTATTTGTATTGAAATGCCTTACGAGTTTAGTGCTGATGGAGTTACTAGAAAAACTTGTATGAAGAAATTAAATATCTATGATACTAGAATTACTGGTTTTGCAGGAAATGCTTTAAGTGATAATGCAAATATGGTATTGATCGGTATCAATGAGTACTAAGAGTCGGAAACGGCTCTTTTTTAAACTTTTTGAAAATGAAAACGTTTTCATATTTACAATCAATTATTATGGTGATATAATATAACCATAAGTGGTAAATATTACCAATTAAACAGTTATATCAAAATAAAAAAAAGTTTGACAAATTTGCAAAAAACTATTTACAAACATTTACTATTGTGATATAATATATACGTAGTATGGTAAAAATTACCAATTAATGAAAAGGAGATATATATGAAACAAATTAAATTAGAAACTTTAAGAGATTTTGATGGTGAAGTTAGAGGTTACAAATTAGGTAATTATTATTTAATGAAACACTATTACTATGGCAATCAATATAGTTGGTTAGTTTGTAAAGAAGATAGAAACACTTGGGGTTATAGTTTATATGATTTAATTAATAAAGGAGAAGTTATTTCAGTATATAGTTGTAAAAAAGGTAAAGAATTATTAGTTAAACTAGCTAATAATTAAAAATAAGACTTAAAATTTAGCCTCAGATGAATTTAAACAGTAAAGCTTAGTATAATTATAGGTATTAATAAAGGAGATATATATGACATATTTAGAGATTCAAAATGAAGTTATTAAAAAATACAAAATTGTAATTGTTGAAAATTCAACTTGCCGACAAAGAACTCACGCACATTGTGATGGAACACGAAGAATTTGCAAATGGAATCAAGCTAATAGTTTTTCTTCAACGTTTACGTTGTTACACGAGATCGGTCACATAATGACTTTTACTAAAAGTATGAGACGATGTGAGTCTGAATATTACGCTACTATATGGGCGTTAGAAAGATGTAAAGAATATAACTTAAACCTAAACCAAAGTATTGTTGATAAATATCAAAGATATATTGATATGGAACTTGATCGAGGTTTAAGAAGAGGTGGAATTAATTATAGAGATACTTATAGTATTTATAAATATGATTCTACTGAAATTATAGAACTTCCAATTAAAGAACCTAAAGAACCTAAAATAAAAATGAGAGAATTATAAAATAGCCCTGATGAGTATTTGAAAAGTAATACGAAACTAGGAAATCAGACGTAAGCTCTTTCCTAGTCGGCTATAAAAAGCCTAGGTGTTATCCCACTATCTACATAAAATATATCCCCTTCCTAAAAACAATTTAATAAAGTGGTATAACTTAATTGAACACAGTTCAGCCTATTTCTTAATGCTACCTAGGACTGTTGCAAGTCAGTGTAAAAGCAGAGCAAGAAAGAGAGCAAAATATGTTATTGACAAAAGAAGAATTTAAAAAATTAATTAAGAAATCAGTTAGCTGTTTAGTAAGAGGTATCGAAGCAAGATACAAATTAAAAGATGGAACGATCGTAGTTAATTACGGTGGAATATGTTATATCGAGGAAAAGTAGTATGTGGATTAGAAGTCAAGATAGAGAGTCCTTAACAAAAGTCAATACATTAAGAATGTATTATTTAACTAATCAAGGTTATGGAATATTTACAAATAATCACGTTTCACCAAATGATAGAATGTGTTTAGGTTATTACTCTAGTAAACAAAAAACAATACTTGTGTTAACTATGATAGAAAAACATATAGAATACTGTGACAAAGAAGGTTACGATAGAGTATTCGAAATGCCACAAGATGGCGAGGTGTAATTATGAAACAAATATACGAAAAAGTTAAAATTATATATGATGAAAAACAAAATGTGTTTGGTGTTATGGATACATCAACTAGTGTTTGGAATACCATAGGAACTTCAAAAGATTTATGTACAGTTGTTCAAATTAAAAAAGCATATTGCGATGGGTACTATGATGGATATAATGAAAAAGCAAGAGAAATTGAGGAAAAATAGTATGGAAGAAAAGAAATATATAATCAACATTGTAGGTTGTGATGATGAAACAACATTTGTAATGGAATTAACAGAGTATGAAGCGTCAATTATATTAGAAGTTGCTCGTAAATCACAAGAAACATCTACTTATGGTTGTATGCCTAAAATGTATATTGAAGAGTATACAAAAGAAAATGTAAAGAAGTATAGTTATTATTTTATTGAAAAAGAGGGATTGTTAGATGAATAAATACCAAAAATCATTAGATAAATTTTGTAACCAATGTTATTGTGGTAACTGTGATAACGAGTTAGAACCTTGTAAAGAAAAAGAATTACTTCAAGAACTAGTAGACAAAGCAACACCAAAGAAAACAATTAAACAAAATTTTGAAGATGATAGATATAATTGTTATAAGCATTCTTGTCCTACTTGTGGATATTGTTGGGTATGTGATATACCAAATTATTGTCCTGAATGCGGTCAAGCATTAGATAAGGAGTGAATAAAAAATGAATAAAGTTATAAATAAAATGATAGAGTTAGTTTTTGATAAACATTGCTCAATGAAAGAGGTTGCTTATCAACAAGATGCTTTAGTTTGTGATGATTTGATTGAATTAAAAAATGATATTAAAGAAGTAGTTTCTCTTTATTTAAGTGAGTTAAATGGTGAAGAAAATGACTAAAAAAAGTCCACATAAATATACTGAAGAAGAACTTGAGTTTATTAAAAATCACGTTAAGACTCATCAGTATAAAGATATGGTGGTACTATTCAATGAGAAATTTAACACTAATGTTTCAATTCAAGCGTTAAAACACCAAGCAAGTAAACATAAATTTAGAACAGGTAGACAATTTAATTTTAAACGTGGCGTTCCGTCTTTCACTAAAGGTTTAAAATGGGATGACTATATGACTAAAGAAGGTCAAAAGAACTCTAGAAAAACGTGTTTTCAAAAAGGCAGTATACCAGTTAATACTAAGCCTATTGGAAGTGAACGCATTGGAAAGAATGGATACATAATTATTAAAACAGCAAATCCAAGTGTTTGGAAAAGTAAACATACGTATATTTACGAACAAACGTATGGACCTATTCCTAAAAGTCATAGAGTAATATTTGCTGATGGAAATAATAGAAACTTTGATTTAGATAATCTAATATGTATTTCAAATAAAACAGCTTTGATTATGGCTAAACAACAATTATTTTATAAGGACTTACCTGAAGCCACTAAAGTTGGAATTACAATTGCAAAATTAATAGAAAGGAGTAGTAATCTTGCCAAGAAATAAATTAGTTGATTTAAACAATCATTTATTCGAACAATTAGAACGATTAAATGATGAAGACTTAACTGGAGAGAATTTAGATAGAGAACTTGAAAGGACAAAAGCTATAACTGGTATAAGTAAAGTTATAGTAGATAATGCTCGTTTAGCTTTAGATGCAGCTAAATTAAAAGCAGAGTATGCTTTAGAAGAAGCAGAAGTTCCTAAAATGTTAGAATAAGCTTCGTACGAGAAGATTATTTTTAAAAAGTAATATAATTACTAATTAAAGTTCTCGTAAAGCTATGGTAAAATAATAAGAAAGGAGGAGTATTAATGAAAATTAAACTATTAGACTATGGATATGAAAAAGAACCAGTAAGAGCACACTATAATGATGCAGGAATTGATGTATATGCTCATTTAGATAAACCTAAATTTATTCCAGCTAATTCATCTACAAAAATTCCATTAGGTTTTGGTTTAGAATTACCTGACGGATTTGTTGCATTTGTTTGTCCTCGATCTGGTTTAAGTAGTAAAGGTTTAACTTGTGAATTAGCTCCAATTGATTCAGGTTATAGAGGTGAAATTCACGCTATTGTGACTAATACCACTAGTTCAGATATGTCTATTTGTAATGGTGACAAAATTGCACAATTAGTAATTATGCCTTGTGTCTTAATCGAATTAGTTAAAGAACTTGGTGAAGAAAGAAACACTGCTGGTTTTGGTTCTACAGGTTTACATTAATTTTAATTATTTTTACTAAAACACGATAAATAGAGTATAATTAAGATAGTTAATGAGTTACACATATTTTACACAAATTAGATGACAAATGTAAGTATATCAACGATTTATTAACGTGTAAAAATTTTATGTTAAATTTTACACACCTTAAAAAATATACAGTTTGTTGCGGTTGTTGCATTTAAGCTACTGTAAAATACTATAAAATACTGTGAGTTTTACACATATTTTACACTTGTTAACTTAATCTAACCTACATTTTAAGTAGGTATGATACTCTTTTTATCGGAGGTGATTAAGTATGGCAAAAATGAAATTGCCAAATGGTTTTGGAAATATTTCTAAATTAGGTGGAAAAAGAAGAAACCCTTGGAGAGCACGAGTAAATGATGGTTTTACTGAAGATGGCAAAGTTAAGTGGTTATCAATAGGTTATTATAAATCTTACAATGACGCATATAATGCTTTAAATAATTATCATAATGACCCTTTATCTAAAACAAAAGATATTACTTTAGGTGAAGTATATGAAATTGTTACAGAAAAAGTATTTCCAATTTATGCAGCAAATACTGCTAAACAATATCGTAATTTTTATAATTTACATTTGTCTGTATTACATAATAGAAAAATACGTGAAATAACACTAGACGAGTTAGAAGATATACTATTTATGAAGTCTGACGGTAATCAAAGAGTAATTAAAAACGTTATGACAATGATTTTCTCTTATGCTATGAGACACGACTATTTAATTAAAGATTATAGTCAATTGATTGATTTAAGAATAATACCTAAAGCTGAGACTAAAGAACAAGAACGTAGACCTTTCACTGAAAAAGAAATTGAAAGAGTTTGGAATGATTATCACGAAGGCAATGAATTAGCTAAATATGTATTAGTTTACTTATACACCGGAATGCGTAGAGAAGAATTAAATGCTATAACTATTGTTGATAAAAATAATATGATTGTTGATGGTACTAAAACACCAAATGCTAAAAATAGAAAAATACCAATTCACGATAAGTTAAAGCCATTTATACATACTTTAGATTTAACTATTGATACTGAATTAGTATTTGATTATGTAAAATCATTTAAACAGTTATTGCATAATTGTAGACATAGTTTTATAACTCAAGCTAGAAGATTAGAGCTTAACGATATTTATATTAAAGCAATAACTGGTCACGGCGATAAAACTATAACAGATCGATACACGCATATAAAGTTTGAAGACTTAACTCCAACTATGAAGAAATTTCACTATTAAGTT